TCCGCGATTCAGTATTACGATGGGGACAATACCCTTACTAACCTATCAACGGATGATTACTTTTCAAATGTTGACACGGGGAGTATAGGATGGGACCCGCGCCCCTGCGTTATTGTAGTGGAGGACGTTCCTTCTACTTATGACCGGGACGATGCCTTTATCATTACGTTCACTGCGGGGTACACCTCTATTGATTACGATGTTAAACAAGCTATTCTGGCCTGGGTTTACAGGATGTATGAGAACCCTAACGACCCGGTAACAGAGCGGCTTTCGTTCTTTGACGATGTTGTAAATATGAACCGGAGCTATGGCCTATAATGACAGAATTGTTATAGAGCAGCGCACGGATGCCAGAGATGACTACGGCGAGATGGACCCAACGTGGTCTACTTATAAAACCCTGTGGGCTGAGATGGACGATAGCGGAGGTGTGATTGATTATACGAGTGAGCAACCTGTATATACAGACACCCGTAGCTTTAAGATTCACACCCATGATGCCCCCGGCGTGACTACTAAAATGCGTATTAGTTATGATTCTAATTATTATATGATTCGGAGCATACGTAAAGAGGGTAGATTGTGGACAATGCTTACAGCAGAGGCTTTTGATGATGAATGAGGGGATAAACATTGAGCTAATGGGCGATGAGGAGCTAATGCGGCTACTAAGAAGTCTCCCAGGCAAGATGAGCAAGAAGTTTGTGCAAGACGCATGGGTTAAGAGCGCCAAGCCAGTAAAGAAGGCTATGAAGGCTGCGCTACCAGAAGATACCGGAACGGCCAAACGTGCTGTTACCGCTATACGGGGGAAGAGCTATAAAACGCCCACGGTTTTTGTGGGGCCAAAGAAGGGTAGAAGCAAGAAAAGCAGCGGGGACGCAAAGCAGCTAAAGTCAGCGGGGGCTTCACAAAGAATAGTTAAGCAAGCTATTTCTGCCGATGCCTGGTATTTGAAGTTTCTATGGAGAGGGACAAAGTATATAACCCCCAGGAAGGGTATGGGCGGTTATGAAGCAGCCGTTAACAGGACGTTGCCGGAGGCGTTAAGGAATTTTAAAAAGGAATTGCAACAGGTCATAATTAGAGCAATGCGTAAGAAATGAGCATACGAAAAGCTATATATGATTTACTGAACGACTCAGAGGCTGACGTTTACCCGTTGATTGCACCGCAGGAGCTAACAGACCCTTATGTTGTTTACAGCATGCGCCGTACGCCTGTTAGGACACAAGACGGCGTTACGGTTAACGATGTAGAACTTTCACTTAGTATATATGCAAATAGTTTAAGTGACTGCATTGGGCTTGCCGATACGATGTATTCTGGACTAGAGGGGACAACTGGCACTTACGCAACGGAAACACTAATGATAAGCAACTGGAATAGCGAGGATGGATATTATATAGAGGGTTTAAAAAAATACATGATAACACAAGAGTACACACTAAGATTTACATAAAAAAATAAAATTATGGCACTAAGAGGAGATCTATTAACGCTGAAGGTCCAGCAACACGCTTCAGGGACCGCAAACGAAGTGATCGCTGAGAGTACGTCGGTAAGTATAGACTTCTCAGCAGAGGCTTTGGAAACAACTAGCCAAAGTTCGGCGCTTAACGCTACTTTCCAGGGGGGGAAGGTAACCGGAACGGTAAGCGGTGACTACCTACTGGCTTCAGATGGAGACCAGTTTACCAACTTATTTACCCACATGAATGCCGGTGATGAGATAGACATAGACGTACAGATTAGCGCGTCAAGCTATTTCACTGGGTCAATTGTCCTAACGTCCCTTAGTTTGGGCGGTGGGCTATCCGACTCATTGGCTACCGGCTCTTATGCTGGAAACATTACCGGAGCAATTACATTCGCATGATAGTAGAAACAAGTAAGGGAAAACTCCCCGTTAAATATGGGTGGAAAGCCCTTCGTAAGTTCGGGGAGCTTTGCGAAAAGGACATGAACCAGGTTATTGAGATGATAACCGAGGGGCTTTCTGAAACATGGAAGGGGTGGCGGTTTACCGATATGTACAACCTTTTATATGTTGGTTTCTGGTATGGCGCTTTAAAGAGCGGTGAGGAGTGCCAAATAAAAGACGGGGACGAGGTAGAGGACTTGTTAGATGATGACCCCAATTTAACCAATAGGGTGTCTAAGATTCTTATAGATGACTTTATGGATATGTTTTCAGACAAGACGGGCGATAAAAAAAAATAACATTTGACGAGATACAGGCTTTTGTTCTTGGCGAGATTGGGGTAGGTTACGAGGACTTTTGGAACATGACACCGCGAGAAACGTGGAATATTTGCAAGGGTTACAGGGACAGGGCCAACAGGGACATACAAACAAGCTGGGAGCAGATTAGATGGCTAGGGGCGATTGTGCTGAACCCACACACTAAGAAGCAGATTAAACCCCGCGATTTAATGGTGTTCCCATGGGAGCAGGATGGCGGGGGAGAGAGTGTGGAAGAGGGAATAAAACGATTAAAAGAAATGCGCAATGGCATCGACAATAGCAGACATAACCGCCCAACTAAAACTCAATAATGCGAATTTTAAGAGGGGGATAAACCAATCAAATAAAATTCTTCGTGGCTTCTCTAAGCAGGTAGGGCAGATGAAGTCTATGCTTATAGCGGCCTTTAGTGTTACGGCTGTTATTGGCACTTTCAAAAAGGCCATTGCTTCTACTCAAGAAACTGGCGATAAATTCGCTATTGCAATGCAGGGGGCCAGTGAAGCCACCACCCAGCTTCTAGCTTCTATTGCTACGGGCGATTTCTCAGGACTTATTCAGAACATGCGTAATGCTGCGGAGGCAGGGAAGGAGTTTGCTGCCGCAATGGACGAAGTGGCAGACAAGTCCAGGGCCATACGCATTCAAACCGCTTTGGCGCAGAAAGAAATTTACAAACTGCGTGAGATAGCCACTGACACATCCAGACAAGATGACGAAAGGATAGCTGCATATAAACAAATCTTAGCTTTAACCTCCGAGCAGATCCGCAAGGAGAAGCAAATGACAGAAGAAGCCTTGGATGCAAATATTCAAAGGCAGATTACAAGAAATGATTTAACAAAGGAGCAGGGCGAGTTAATAAAGAATTTTGTTATTAACTATGACCAGCTAACCGGCAAGGAACTAGAGGCCGTAAGGGGTATAGAGCAGCTAAGGGATGAGTTAAAGCAGCTTGAGCGGCAGAAATTAGAGGCTCCAACAGGCGGGGCCGGGTTTGTTCCAATGATTGGCCAACAGCAGGATGCTGCTGAAATTGCAGATAGAATAAGAGAAATAAACGCAGAACTTCAAACGCAATTAAGCCAATTAACAGACCAAGAAAGGCAGTATTTAGGAATAAACGAAGCCCTCAACAAGCTAACCGACGAAGAAAGGGACGCTATCGCCCAGTTAATTATGGACGGGGCGAAGTTAGAGCGCAAGTTACAGAGCTTGCAAAACGAGGCCGTGCGCGGTGTTGGTTCTATTGAAAGCAAAGCGGAGGACGCAACAGTAGCAACCGACGGGCTTATTGCGTCTCTTAATAATCTTGATGACTCCTGGATGTCGCAGCCATTCCAGATAAAGGGGCCGCAGTTTGGGAAGAATGCCTCTAATGTGAATGGTATTATTATAAGCGATGAAACCGCCAAAAAAGCGCAGGATAATTTACAGGCGATAACGGATGGGCTTAGTGTTGATTTTCCAGAGGCGGCAGAAGAGGCCATGGGCGTTGGGGCGCAGGTAGCCTATATGCTTACCAGCCAATTTGATGCTATGGGCGAAGCCATAGGCAAGGCTATAAGTGGCGTTGAGGGTGCATTTAAAGACTTGGCGATGGCCATTATGCAGAACCTTGGGAACATATTGATAATGGCCGGGGTAAGCATGGGCTTCCCGGCAGGGATACCGCTTATAGCCGCGGGCGCAGCTATTCAGTTGGGTGGCGGTATATTTAAGGGATTGGGTGATAGAGGTGCGCCTGCTTCTGTTGGAAGCACATATTCAGGCGGCAGCGTTAACTTCAGGATTTCAGGCAAGGACTTAGTTGGGGTAATGGACAAGCAGAACTATTCTAATTATATGAACACTTAATGGCATACGCTACTAAATACACGCTAACCTGGAAGGATTATGAAGATGTCACATGGGTGGCATACTTCAAAGAGGACGGGTTTGCCGGGGATGCAACAGCGCTCACTCCCGGATCTACGCCGTGTGTCATTAATTGGAACAGTTCAGACAAGTATCAACCTATAGTAGGCACACACGTAGACTTCCAAATACTTTACAATGAGGCTAACGAACTGTACGTGGAAGGCACAACAGACCTGTCTGTGGAGATAACACGCTCGACGGTTCCCGTGTGGAACGGCTTTGTTTCTCCGGGGCAATACCTTTGGCGCTTTAATGAGCCTAAAAGTTTCGTTACCATTACGGCCAATGACCGATTAGGAGAGCTTAAAAATATAAAGTTTGAAGACGGCAGCGGTGACCCATATTTTGGGCAGGAGGAGCAGGCGGTTGTTATTGCTAACATATTGTTAAAAACAGGACAGACCTTTCCTATATGGGAGGCCATTAACATATTTGACGATAACCACACTACGGGGGCCGGTTACTCATGCTTAGACCAAACGTACATTTACCAGGAGAAATATTGGGATGAGCAGACGGACGAAAGGGGAAGCTGTTACGATGTGCTTTCGGAGATTCTAACAAATTACGGCGCGCAGATAAGGCAGTACAATTCCACATGGATTATAACGCGGGCCAATTCGTTCTCCCTAGGTACTATTTATTGGCGGGTGTTTAACTTTGCGGGGGTTTATTCATCCAACACAAGCTCCACCTCTTATATTTCTATTGACGCAGACCATTTCTATATTAATGCAGACCAAGAGATAACCAAGCGGGCGGGGATAAGTTTGTGTGAGGTGACACAAGACCCACCGCGCAGGGAAAATATACTACACAACGGGTCTTTCGATGGGTTTACCTGGACGGGTTCGGCTTTTACTTATT